GTGGTTTCGTTATATGTAGTGACCACAGGCTCTCTGAGGCGCACCAAAACATCGTTTACAAGTTCTAGGAATGTCATGTTCTAGTCAACCCTTCTTCTTCAATGGTAACTACTACCGAAAAGGTAGATGCCGCCTCAGATTGTGCTTTAAGTACGTCACCTTCTTCCATCACAAAATATGATGTACCACCCCAATCTTGTGTGGTTTTAGTAGTTAAAGCGGTTTCAAATACAAGAGAATATGTGACAGACGCAGAGGTATCTGTCCAACTGAAAGAAATATGTTTTTGCGAACCTGTATTGACCGCCCGTAGCAATACTACCCTTGCGTAATACCCCTTGGGTACTGTGTAAAGGGTTGTCAGCGTGTTTGCTGTGAGGTTTGCGCCAACTGATAATGCTCTCATTTCGCTTTTGCCTTATTTCGTTCAGAAATAGACTTAGCCTTTGCCTTTGCGTCAGCCTTTGAGGATGCACCCCATGCTTTGAGCGAAAGAAGCAGTCTTGTCGGTTCACCATCTTTGTACTCCGCACCAGCCATATTGCCCATGCGAGCCAAGAAACTTGCTCTGCGAGGGTTGTCCCCCGACTTTACTGGTGCCTTTAGATTGCCACCAGTTTCTGCATTATAGGATGATCTCCCCTTGGCATTCAAGCCGCCTTTTGGATTTTGACCAGCTTTTGTTTGCCAAATTGGAGATTTCATCTACTTCACCTTTTTTGGTTTCTTTGCAGTTTTAGCAGACTCCATAAACGCTTTAGCAGTTGGGGCACCTTTGCTACCAACTTTCCGCATACGCTCACCAGAGCCTTCAGCGATTCTTTGCTTTTTTGCATTGATATTTGCATATAGACCTTGTTTCATTTTTTCTTTGCCTTTCCAGCCTCAGATAAAGCAATGGCAATGGCTTGCTTTTGGCTAGTTACAACTTTTCCCTTTTTGGAGCCTGAGTGCAGCTTGCCTGACCCATACTCCTTCATAACTTTGCTAATCTTAGCTTGGGCTTTAGTTTTCATGTTAGTACAAGACCTTTGCTGTGATAGTTCCAGAAACATAAACTGTACAGTTCGCCCGTACATACATAGGTGCATTGGCAACAGTAACCATTCCATCAGCAGTCAAAGCAGTACCAAGGGTTGCCCAATTAGTACCATCAAGACTACCTTGCAGAACAACAGTAGCACTTGTAACGCCTGAGACTTGCATAAATACTGGTTGACCACCATCAACTTGGATAGGTTGAGATGCACCAGTTGCAGTTACTGCACTTAAAAGGGATTTTGCTCCAGACAATGAACTCATTTACTTCTCCCTGATTTTTTCATCATGTTAGTTGCTGTGCGCTGACCACGCATAGGCATAGCCTTTGGCTTACCAACTGCCACCATAATGGCAATTGGCATACCTTTTTTAGCATCTTTTTTACTGTCTTTTTTTGGTTTTCCGTACATCATTTTGTATCCTTTTTGATAGAACCGCCTGATTTCCATGCGTCACAAGTTCTTGCAGCCGCACAGGTGAAATGAAATAACTCGCAAAATCCAAGGTCTGCTGCATCAATAAACTGTTGGTCATAGTCCAACTCATTAGGGCTAGACTTACCTTTCTCTAGTCCTGACATGATGCACTCCATCATCTTGGGAGTTTGAATAAATGCGGCACAGTTGCCACATCTCATAGTCTTAACTGTGTCTACTGGTGCGTTATACATCTTGGCTTTTTTCAGCCAAAACGCATCATTAGGTTCGTTAGGGTTGGGTGCCCCATAGCCAAAGTTTTTAAAGGCATTATTCCTATTCTTGAGATTAATCTCAATATCCTGAGTAGGTAATGGGCAAACAACGCCTGAGAGTAAGCCCTCTTTCACTTTAACCACCTTGAGGCAAAGAAACTCACCACGCCAGATAAGGCAGAGGCAATGACCATTCCCATCCAAAAGCCACCCTTAGACTTGTTCGCCAACTCAAGGAGTGCCTTGACATCATTGGCCAGCTGGTGAACTTCAGTCTGCAAGGAAGCAACCTGTGCCTCTAACTTGCCAAAATCTCTAGCGTCAATATCACTCATACAAGTTGTTCCTTACGGGGTCTACCCATAGGTTTCTTCAAAGTTAGTGTCTGCCTTGTTTCATCAGCTTTTACCACCTCAATAACAGCAGAAGTATCAACCTCTGTGTATTCTGGGTGCCTACGCATCTCGACAATATCAAAGTCGTATTTGAACTCGACTGTATTGCCAGATTTATTGCAACGAAACAAAGCCATATTTATCCTTAAAAGAAAGGGGAGCAAGCTCCCCGATCTTTAGACTGTTCTAACAACCACACATTTAACTGTGGTGGATGCTAAATCTAATGTACCGCCTGACTCGTTTTGGAAACGAATAGACACTACATTTGCCGCTGAAACATAAGGAGTGATGGAGATGCCAGAGACATCCACACCCAAACTTACATTCATCACAATATCGCCCAACTTAACGCCTGGAACTGCTATTGTGTTTGTTTCGCCAACACCATCTGCAAGAGATGATGCGTCCAAAGTCGCTGATACCGACCAAGTATCAGAGAATAAACCCCTGAATGTGTCAGTTCCTCTACGTGATACAACTGCTGTTGCCGCTGCCATAAGATTCTCCTAATTAGGTTAAAAAAGTCCCCCCACCCTAGGGCAGGGGGCGCAACTGCAATTAGGCAGGAACTATTAAAGCAAACATAGATGCAGACTTAGCCGCACTTACGCTTGCTGCCGCACGGAGAATCTGAACGCCATAAAGGGTATCAGATGTGAACAGCGTAGCAAGATACTCTTGCTTGTACTGAACTTGTGAACGAACACCAATTTGCTCAACCAGAACAACAGACTCTTTGTGTCCCATCAAACAAACACGGGCGTTAGCACTTCCAGATGCTGTGTCGCAATTGCTTGAGACAAACACAGGGATGCCATACAAGTTACCGATTTCACCAGTGCGGATGGTATTGTTAGTACCGCCAACAAAGGCTTGCTCTGTATAACGTGCCAAGCCCATCAAAGTATTGCGACTTGAAGGCGGGATCACAAAAAATCTTCCGTCCATTGGGGTATCAGTATCGTCCATACGCTGAATAGTGCGGCGAATAGCAGCATCGGTCAAAGCTGACTCATTGTTGTTTGCGGCAACATAAGCAGTTGTACCATCACCACCAATAAACGCACCAGTTGCATAGGCGTTAGTACCAGCACCACCATTGGTAGAACGTCCAAGGGCAATCAAGTCTGAATCGACTTGTTTAGCCAAAGAGTAACCAGCGTCTGCTGTGTAGAAACTACGCAAACTATTTAAAGCCTGTGCTTCAACAATATCTTCAATCAAACGAGAATACTCGTAATGCTTGTCGATTGATACTGTAACTTCTGATTCCGTTGCCGCAATCAAAGTTACCTGTGTACCAGCCGCCTTTGCAGACGCTGACCCTCGGGTAGGAGCAGGAACGTGAACTACATCACCCTTCTTGCCCTTGAAAGACATCTTCATAACCAAGTTTGCTAAAACGAGGTTCTTCTTGTAAGCCGCAACAATTTCGTCACTCCAAATTTCAGGAATGAACGTTGCTGCTGTCGTTACTGTCACATTATTTGTACCTAGTCCCATGATAAATCTCCAAAAAGCGATAAGTTAATTATTTGACCCGACCTTCAGCGTAGGCTTGCATGATCTCGTCACTCAAGGCTTCGTATCGGTTCGGATCGGTCATTTTCAGCCGAATAAGGTCAGCCCGTCTATAAACTCTTTTTCCTGATTCTCCACTACCACCTACATCAACAGATGCCGCCTTCAGGTTAGTCTTGCGAGTTGCTTCACCAGCATCACTCGTTTGTTTCGCCTTCACGCCACGCAACTGCTTATAAGTAGTCAGCAACTCGTTTGCACTATCGTAATCAAACTCACCATCAGCCTTGGCAAACAGATTTATGCGAATAGGTGAAGATTTCACCCAATTTGCAAAGTCTGGGTCTGAGGCAACCTGACCAAAGTCGGGATGCTCTTGCGCTAGCTTTTGCTGAATTTGCATCTTTTTGAAGTCATAAGCAGCTTGGCGGCCTGCAACTACATCTGGATGATTATCGACAGTTTGACGAATTGCTTCTTTTGGATTCTCAAAGAAGTCTACTTCTGGTGTTTCCTCTTTAATAGATTGCTTGTTAGAACTGAGGTTCTGCTTTATGAGTTCATCTGCTAGTTTGCGAATTTCGCCTACTTCCTTACCTTGACGATCAATCAGCTTGTTAGCCTCTTGGTGCATCTTGATAACATCTTCTAGACTTTTATCCCGATAGAAATTGGGAATGTCCGAAAGTTGCTCATTCTGAGGGAGTCTTTCTTGCTGTTGTTCTTCAACTACGTCTAACTCACTTGGCGTCTCATCTTCATTTTCAATCAACATATTTTTCCTTTTCCTGCGTGTTTATCGTTCTCAGGACATTTAACTTGCACTTTTTACAAGTTGTTACTTTGCTCCCACTTCAGTCTGTCAAGGTGTTTTTTCTCGAACTTCCCATGCTCTGATGGGAAAGAACCAGACCACCCTTCCAATTTGAAGTTAGGTGCGCTTATGAGTCGGTTGGCTGTTGCTCCGCACTCACATAAGAAATCCCGTGTCTCATAATCACAGAATCTCTCAGTTTTATGCCCGTTTTCACAGGCAAAATCAAATAGTCTTTTCATTCAATTCCTCAAATGCTCTCTCGCTGACCTCTTT